ATAGATTTCACGGGTAATGATGAAGCCAAGAGCGTATACAACATGGTTGTAACGAGAGGTGTAGCCTTGACGATCTGAATCGTACTGGATTGGGGCACCCTCAGATTTAGCGTTAGCTAGACCAAAAGAGCTGATACCTACATCTTCTTCATAAGCTTTACGGGAAGTATTCTTCTCGAATAGCTGTGACCATTCCTCTGGATAGTCTTTGTAGGATTTACCATACCAAGCATTAACGCCTGGCCATAGTGCTTTTGCAAAAGAGGAGGAAGTGATTACGCCTGACATATGTTATTCTCCCTATTATTAGATACCAGTAGTACCAACAGCATTATACTGATGTACGTTAAAGCCGCAGAGCATTTTTGCTGAGGCACCAATTTCATTATCTACACGCTGAACAAAACCAAGCAGACGGAAGTTCAGGGTGGAGGTGGTAGCCTCGGTACCGAAATCTAGGTATGCAGGAGAAGTGATGGTAGCAGCAGTACGAGCGCCGTTTGCATGAGAGATATTGAGACCAATATCAGTAGCAGCAGGAGTACCGTTACTAGCTTCAGCTTCTAGAACAACGTCGGGAGCGTCACAAACAAGGATATAACCTTCGCCACCAACAGCAATTTGCGCTTGGGTGGGTAGATCAAGAGTAATAGAACCGGTTGACATTTTACCGGCTGGATCGCGTTTTGGATTTACGATACCAACAACAACGCCAACAGGAACATCGGTAGCACCACAAAGGTTGGCAGAAGCGATGCCGTTAGCATCAGCAGAACCACCTAGTTTTACGATATCACCAACAAGGATTTCATCAGAAGCAGAAGCTACATAGTATAGGTTGCTCTGACCATTATAAGGGCTCCCGCCTGTGTGTTTTACAGGACGGAAACCGTTAATGCGTGAAGTGTTAGCCATTAAGACCTCCAAGATAACATTATAAGAGTTTTGTTTAAATGTCTACTCAATATTCTTGGAGGGATCTGGATTGTTAATCTTTCGTCAGATTAACTTTACCATAGAATCCTTCCTTTTCGGCACCCAGCTTAATAGATTGTTCAAGTTCATTGATTTGTTCTTGCTTCTTGGCTTGGTCCTCATCGTACCAATCTTGCCGCTGTCGCATAACATAACCTTGAATACCTTGACCAACGCTTACTTTAATCGGCGAGCCTTCTTGAGTAGCTGCAGCTACACGCTTATCTCCTACAGAGACACTGGAATCATTCACGATTTCGTACCCCATTTCTTGGAATGTTTGGATACGATCATCTAGATCATTCACAATTCGATAGACATATCCGGGTTCTTTTCCCCTTACGTTAAGGCGGTTGCGTGTACCATTAATTGGAGATCGCCGCACACGTTCACTTGTAGACTTACTATTAGCCATTATTGAATCCCTTTCACAGATTTTAACTCTTTAATATATTCTTCTTTGGTCATAATCCCCTGTCGAACAAAAGTATTCATTACTTTTACTTCGTCATCAGACATATCAATATCTGATCCAGAGTTTGCCCGTCGTCCAGCGCTATTGCCAGAGCCTTCTACTGTTGAAGACCTGTTTCTATTTTGGTTGGTAAACTTTTCAGGGTAAAGTGCTTTAATTTTTTTAGCAACAAAATCAAGAACTTGCGCTGGAGATTTGTTTGGATTATTCTTGGCATGACTCATACCAATTCCATCTGCAGCATCTCGAAGTTCGTTGTCATTATTATACCAACGATTGTTATCAACCCAATTAGAGAACTCGGGATGAACCACACTATCCTCTTGTTGTGTATTAACAATCTCTGACTGTTTCTTTTGTGTTTCTTTAACAGAAGCAATCTGTTCATCAATCTCGATGATCTTATCTACATCACCTTGCTCGTAAGCTTGCTTCTTCTGCTGTTTAAGAAAGTTAACAGCTCGCGTAAACTCTGCTTCTTTGACCTGTTTATGGTGGTCTTGAAGCATCGACATTGCTTTCTTAGTATTTTTTAGTTCTTTACCCAAGACTTCAATCTTGTCGATTAACTCGCCTTTAGCAACGAATGTCTCAGCACTTACCCATTTAGCTTTCTCACCATCAAACTCTTCTAGTGGTCGCCAACCCTGCTCTCGGGCACGTTCCTCAATAGTAGGTTCTTGGGTTTCTGGTTCTTGGACTGGTGCCTGGTCAACTACTTGTTCTTCACTCATCACTTAATTACTCCTACGATATCTTCATCATTTAGTAACATAAACTTTTCATTACTATTACTGTCTTCGGAAACTTCTTTCCCTGCATAACGGGCATAGAATACACGATCACCAACCTTTACTGTATTCTCATCACCACCATAATCTTTAAAGCATGTGCTTCCTAACATGATTACAGTGCCTCGTTCTGCTGCAGCTTGTTCTCGCTTTTCATTGATAGCAAGTACAATACCACCGGCTGAAGTAGTTTCTACTGGATCAGGCTTTACTAATAGCCTATGCAATACTGGAACAATCATTGAACTAAAACCCCCTCTTCTTCTGCTGCTTCCTCAAATCGGAACTCTACCATTTCTCGGTAGGCATAAATAAATCCACGATAGAAACTATCCTGTAGTGGATCATTTCCTGCTGTGTTAGCTAAGGTTTCTTTAGCATCTTCAATACGTTCAGCTACTGCGTCATAGAACAATCGAGTAACAGGATCTTGTTTCCAAGTCTTCCAATCATCTTTTGTTACTGTACTAGCTTTAGTCATTTATTCCCTTTCTTTGCTTGCTGGGCTTTCTGTACTTGTTGATCACGGAACTTTGCGCGATCTAGAGACATCTTCTGTCCTTGCTGCATTATACTCATACGATGATTGTCTTCTGACTGAGACAAGGACATCTGATGATCTACCATTGCCTTGCGAGCTTCTAAACCAGCCTCAATCTCTTTAAGCTTCAACTTCTGAACTTCAGTTTGCATCTTAATTTGATTACGCTCTTGTTCAGCCGCAAGTTGTTGCTGGAGCTTCATTTGATTCATCTGCATATCGGCTTGAGCCTTCTGCTGATCAATCTGTGCCTTTAGCTGTAGTGCTTGAGCCTTCGGGTCAACTTGTGGTTGTGGCTGCTGCATGAACTGATCCATCTGAGGAATCTCAAATGCTTCAAGAGCAAACTTGGTTACAGCCATTGGGTTCAATGTACCCATACCCATCATCTGAATAAGCATCTGTGCTTTAGCTTGTTTCTCCTGTTGGGTAACAGCAGAGGGGTCAGCTCCAGGTACTACATCGTTAGGATCACCAAAATAATCTGACTGTTCTACTGGAGCATCCAATACAGCAATCTCATTTTCTGGATTCAAGTAACGAGCGTTTAACTTATAGAGTTTACGGAACTCCTTAGCCAAACTGCGGAAGATCCGCTTATAAACGGCAGTGAAAACTTTCATGCCTTGTTCAACAGCAACTTGTGTCGTGGTAGCCGGGGTATTTTGTCCAGGCATTTTACCAGTCATAATTTCTGCTACTGAGGCAAGTTCCTTGCCGGACTGTACTAAATATTGTAGTAGTTGGAATAGTACAGGATTCGGTGGGTTTGTTGGCAAAGGAAGAATCTGCTTCTTTAAATCATCACCAGTGGCATTAACTGCCTTCCACTCACCAGGGGTAAATTTATTTTCCCCCATACGAATGCGTAGTCCCTTACCAATGAAACCTGCTTGGAGGTTTGCTAAGGTACCAGCATCAATTAGTTGGTTGATTAGGGTATCAACTGAAGCATTGATAGTACCCAACAATCGTCCAAAGCCGATGTCGTAGAAACCACCATCTGGATTTGGAACAAAGCTATACTTGGTATAGTATTCATCTGGATCAATCCGAATGATCTTACCATCTTGATCTACATAAATAGAGTCAGCATCAAACCGAGCAACTAACCGCAGAACGGTCTTTGAACTGTACTCTACAACAGCTACATAAGGTTCTGCATAACCATCACCATCTAGATCATAGAACATGTGTTGTTCTAGAATTACATATGGTGTAGTCTCGTCATCGTCTGTCTGAGTTTGATAAGTAGAACGAATCTTATCAGGTTCAAGAAGATACTGACTAGGACTTGGCAGCTCTACATCAGCATAGATACCTTGTAGTTGCTTTTCTTTAATCTTACGTTTATTGTACTGATAAATCTGTGTCTTACGTTCTGCATCTTCTAGTGATTTAGCCCAGTAGTTTACTACTAGGTCTTTAGGGAATACTAAGCAAGATTCATTACGCTGTTTCTCTTGGCTCCAATAAGTCTTCTTGAAGACAGTACCAACGATTGGAAGAGTTAGGAGCAAACGATCCATCTCTTCTTCCCAATCTTCCATCTCAAACATGACTTGATAAGACATGTGTGTGGAGATTCGCTTGGCACGGGCTTCTTTCTCACCCATTGGGTCTTGGCCAATAACTTGACACTTAACAATCTGTCCGTTACTTGGACATAGACTTGGATAAGCACGAGCAGCAAACTGCATTGAGGCTGTAGCAAGTAGTGGATATTTTACATTACTAGCATTAGGCCAAGGATATGTCTTTTTATCCGCAATCTGTAGAGCTAATTTAGTCCAAGCCTCTACATCCTTCTCCCATGGTTTACGGGAATCTAGATCAAGATCAAAACCTTCAACAACTTGTTTTCCAATCTTGAGTAGAGTGTCTTTGTCATTAATCTCATCTACAAGATTAACGGAATTTAAGATTTTTTCAATATCCATATTTAATATCCAGTTATCTCATCACGGCCAAGTGGTCCAGACTCTTCCAGTTCATCTCGATAGGCATCTTCGTCGAGTTCTGCTTGAGTTGGTGCGTCAATCATCTTTTCAAGTAGTAAACCTAAGTACGCAAGGGAGTCTACTTGGTCATCATGTCTGCTTCGTGGGAACGCTAAGATCTCATCTTCAAAGGTTGCATACCAATCAGCTTGTTTATCAACCTTAACACCACCAGCCCGCATACGAGCACGGATAGATTGAGCACGAGTAAGCTTATCTGTCTTATGCGGTTTCATTAATATGACATTCAAGAACGTATTACGTTCAATCATAGCCCTATTAAGGTAAGGTCCAATAGCTTTGGTAACCTGCATGTCTTCAATACCGAAGGCAATAGGCTCATAAGTGCGTTGAAGTGCTAACAATGTCTCTACAATCTCTGCACCATCCATCCGTTCACGGATAATATTGCGAATTTGTAGGATTCCATTCTCATCAATTCCACCAACAGTAAAAACGGACCAGTCAGCCCGTTCTCTTTCTGAAATTGCAAGGTCTGCAGCTACATAGTAGTTGAGTTTCTTCTTTTTATCGTCTGGAGTAATGGAATTTAAGTCATTACGCCTGAAAAAAGCAGTGCTTTCATCTACAGGAATGTTTAAATACTCTTGGCTGTACTGTTCAGGTAGGCCCCGTTGTACATAATCATCTCTTAGTTCCCTAAGTTCCTTAGCAGTCCAGCGATCTGGCCACAGAATCTTCGAGAAATCAGAGTTATGGGCAGCATATTTAACTGACCACCACATACCTATGGGACGTTCTACCCAAGTTTTAAGCTCATCGCTCTTGGTAAAGACACCGTTTGCCTTGGGCATAAGGTTTTCCAAAGCACTATCTTGATGAAGGATTGTTCCTACGTATCGAATAATCCCTTTTTCAGATAAAGCTGGAATAAGTGCGCCATACATCCACTTACGAAACTTCTCTCGACGTTCTTTATTCATTACCTGCTCATCTGATTCCATATCATCTAGAATCATGATGTCAGGACGACTACCATTCCACAACAAACCCCGTAGTTTCTGTTCAGAACCCTTGGCAATAACCCGAAACCGATGTCCATCTTCCATCTCAACGATGATGTCTGACTCAGTTTCTTTTACAAACTCAACAATATCCTTAACAGGATTCTTCTTGATCTTGAACAGATTAATGATATCTTCATTCTCAGTCAAGGCTTGTTTAATCTGACCTAGGAACATTGCTGCTTGATATTCACTATCAGAAACAATC